CGCGAGGGTCGGCGCAGTCTCGAACGCAGTGTCGATGATCGTCACATCACGAGTGACACCGATCATTGACCGTTCACGGAGGTTCCGCATCATCTCGTTTGCTGCGAGAGTCCGGATTGACATGATGTCACGGGCCGGGAACTGGGTCTGGCCTGCAACACGGACCATCTTGGTGACCTGAACCGGCGCATACATGATCTTGCAGATCGCAGTCCGGATCGCGTCAGTGAGGTCTGATGCCTGGAGGCTTGGCGGGTTTTCAGAGCCGAAGTAGGCAGTACCGGCGCCGTTCTTGGTGATGGCATCCCACTGGGCGATCTTGCCGTGGTTGGCTTCGACACCAATAAGTGCCTGGAACGGGTAGATCTTCTTGAACAGCATCACAACCTGCTCGTCCGAGTAGTTGTGCATGAGGTTCGATACCGTGGCTGTGCTGGTTGCCTTCTTCATGGTTGACGGCCGAAGATGGGCATCCAGTTCACTCACAAGGTCCTGCTGCGCTTTCTTGATGTCCTTCCGGAACCCTTCGAACCCGTACGAGTCGTCCCATACGGCTGCCTTGAGCATCCGGGTGTCCCAGAGGTCCACGAGCGGGATCATTGCCGCTGCACGGGGGTCAGACTCGATTGCCTGAACCATGCGGTCGGCAGCCGCTTTCTGGAACGACTGGAGATCTGATATATAATCTCCTTCCTCAACTTCAGGACCCCAAAAGGCCCGGCTGCGCTGCCTGCTTTCCTTCACTCCAATGTGAAGGTTCGGAACAGGCCCGAAATTTGCTGCTTTTACAATGGCTGACATGATTTACCTGTTTCCATAGATTTTCTCGAAATTCGATGCATTGGACGCCCCGGCAGATTTCTGCAACGGAGCTTTGGTCGGGTCCTGCGAGTCGCCGTCCTTGGCCGCCTTCGGGTCGATGACGATCACGTTGGTAGGCTTGGCAGTACTCTTCTTGAGGGTCTCCAGCTCGGTTTCCAGGGCCGCGATCCGTTCCTCGGCTTTGGTGATCCGCCCGAGTTCGGCCTTGGTGAAAGTGCTTGCCTGTGCTGCGACCGCTTCGGCCTTCTTGGCACAAGGTGACTTCTGGACCTCTTTCTTCTCATCATCCTCTTCCTTCTTCTCGTCCTCCGGCTCTGCCTTGTTCAGGCCGATGCTGGATTCGAGAGACTGAAGACGCTCAACAATGGTGGTGAGGAGCTGTTTGATCTCGCTGCCTTCACCACTCGGCCCCTGGGCAGCGGCCTGCTCTGTTGCGGGCGCTTCCGGGACCTTCTTCTCGTCTTCGGGTTCCATGGTTTTGGTTACCTCTTTCGGATACTTTCCGTCCGTTGTCGGATGGATCATGTTGCTGGCAGAGTCCGTGGCTTTAACAAGACCTTTCTCTGCCGTTTTTTCAAGTGCCAGAGCTTTCATGACCTCTGCAAACGTGTTCGGGTTAATTGCCGTTCCCGGCTGGCAGATCGATATCGAGTACAGCACTAGGGCTTTGGTAATGCAAGGCTCCTGTTTCCGTTTTGGGTCGTCGGGGTGAAGCGCACACGAAGGTGTGCATTCAACACGATCCCCGAAAATGCTGAACTGGTAAGGTTTGCCGGCCCGGGACGCTTTGACAACATCATCCCAGAACTCATCGCAGTCTGATGTCGGCTTGACACAAGCTTCGACGTAAAGATCCTGCCCTCGGAATTCTGCTTTGGTGAACCATCCGACCGGACGTTCTGTGTGGTCCAGATGCATGATCGGGAGCTGCATGAAATCCGGCAGGGCGCCTTCAAGGGCAGCCTTCAGGATAGCTTCATTCTCGCGGTCAAGATCGGGGCTGGTCGCAATACCGTAAACTTTCCTCGATGAATTATCGAGAACGTTCAGGTCGAATACGAAGAGTTGTTTTCCACCCTTGCGTACTTGGTGACCCGGTCCTGCGGTAGAAAAGGGCATTGGATACTGTGTTTCAGGTCAGTTTATTATATACGGGAGTCTCTAATAGGAAGAATATGGAGTCGGAAACCCCCCAAAAAATGATGGTGAACCCTTGGGCAGGGGCGGGTATGGTATATCTTGATGCGATCAATCGGGGAGAGACAATAAATGATGCGATCTGGGAGATGTACGGTTTTATTCCCGACAAACTCAAGTTCTAAACTTTTTTAAGATTTATTTTTTCAAGAACCTCGGCCCCACAGCACACCGGCACTGGATGATCTGGCCTGCCGGCGCACCCAGCGACGAATCGCCCGGGAACATCATCTGGCACGCTTCAACCCGCACGTTCTTGGATGCCATGAATGCCGGCACTTCAAACGGCTGATCGACATCGACAACAACGCCTTTCATGGCAAGATGAGATGGCCGGGTTCGATCGGAATGCATGGTTGGGATCCAGCCTTTATACGGAGCATAGTCGCGGGTCCTGCTCCATGACGCTTCGTTGTATGCCTGCGTGGTGACCGTCCGGGCAATGGTCTCCGCCCGGGATAACCCGACGCCAGCATAATGCTCCTGGATGATCTCGCTGAACTTCGTGATACCGGCGCCTTTCTTATCTGCCTCAACGATGTCACGGATGATCCGTTTGTTCATGTCGGCAGTGAACCCGGACAGGTCTGATAACGAGACCGCAGAAAGATTGGCGATTGCCTTTTCATCCGGCCGGGTAAAGTTTATGCCGATATCGATTTTCAGATGCTGCGGTTTAATCTGGGCAACAAGGATATCGTGCGTGTTATGGATCCCGCGTTTGTATGCCTGCAGGACGTACTGCTGGATCAGGACCTTGGCCGGCTGGTCGATATATGCAAAGTTCAGGATCTCCAGCAGCTTGACGATCTCGCTGATATCGAGATCCCGCTGTTTCAGCAGAGGCCGGAGTTCTTCGAGCGCCTTTGACCGGGCGTTCCGGATCAGCGCGAGAAATTCCCGGGTGAACAGGGTGCGGACCGGGCGGGACGGGTCCTGAACTACCATTTATTTGGCCACCGGGTTTACCACGGGCTCTCCCGCAGGCGCGTTCTCTTTCCAGACCGAATCGAAGTTCGCGGTGAGGGTTTTCACATCCTCTTTCGAGATCTTGACTTCGAGCTCGTCATATTCCAGATACGTACCCCCTTCAGAGTCCTGGCGCTTCACAGGATCCCGCTGAAGCCGGACAACAATCATGCCCTGGGCGTCCGTGAAACGGACCCAGTATGCTTTCGATGACGATACACTGACGCTCTCCGGTACCGGAGGGCAAGGGAATATAGTGGATTGTGATTTCATGCTATCATCCTCGGTTTTGCCAGTAATGGCTGGACATATTTCCCGGATAACCGGTAACTATCGCACCATGACATCCAGCCGTGATAACTGGCGATCACGTTCAGGTCATGGCGGGTAAGTTCTGCGAACCGCTGCATTCTGGTAAGTTTCTTTTTCATATTGAGGACCGTTGATTTCCGCAACAGAGTATAGGGTCCGAAACAACGATATCCGAGGAAATCGACGCCCCGGACAAACGTTGGGAAAATCTGCCAGTTCTCTTTAATTCGTAATTTTAGGTTGGTTTCGAAAAATATCCTGATACCATCCAGAAGGGCATGAAGCGCCGATTTGTCAGCACCGAGTATTACGATGTCGTCACAGTACCGGTAATAATACCGGATGCGGTTGGTTTCTTTCATCCAGTGATCGAATGAACTCATGTACAGGTTGCCGAAGTACTGGCTGAGATAGTTGCCGATCGGCACCCCGTCCGCACTGTCAATCACATTATCGAGGATGGCGAGAACGTCACAGTCCTTGATTTTACGGCGAAGGATGTTCTTGAGGATCGCATGGTCGATGGAAGGATAAAATTTCTTGACATCGAGTTTAAGGCAGTATTTGGTTTCCGACCGCAACTGCATGTCTTTCTGGATCCTCTGAAGACCCTGGTGAATGCCTCTCCCTTTCAGGCTGGAATAGGTGTCAGCCACAAGCGTGTTCATCCAGATCGGTTCGAGGACCTGAACGATTGCCCATTGGATGATCCTATCGGGATAGTAAGGCAAGGCGAAGATTTCCCTCTCTTTTTTCTTGTCTATCTTCGTGAAGACGGTATATCTGGAAGTCCGATACGATCGGTCCATTAACATTTTCTGAATCAGTCCGAGATATTTTTCCGGGTCGTTATCGACCATATGGACTTCCCTGTAATGTGTTTTCCCTTTCCGTGCGTTCTTGTGCGCAGCAATGAGATTGTCCATGTCGTAGATCTTGTGGTAAAGGTTGCCGTAGCGTTTCATTTTGTGGAATGATCTTCTTTGTAGTCCAACCGAGCGTTCGAGATCTCTTCGGGGGTGATGAAGGACCCTACCAGCACGGGGTTTTTCGTTGTTATGTTTTGGCAAGAGCCAGGGTATACCGGGGCAATGTTGTTTTACAAAGTAGGCTACCTGAGTGCCAATATTACGATTGACATTCGAAGTGGCATTATTCAGATTCCAATTGAAGGTACCTGCATTCGTACCATTATTCCAATTGCCACTGAACAGCGTGGTCGGCCCCGTTATACCCAAAAAATGCATTACGTCTTTGCACCCCCCTAGATTTGCGGCGTGAAGGCCACCCGAGCGCCAAGAAGACGATTGACACTCGAAGCGGCAAGACCCAGATTCCAAGCGAAGGCACCCGCATACGCACCACCATACCAACTGCCACCGAACAGCGCGGATCTGTTCCCGGTGTTCTGGTAGTAGTAGTCGCAGAGGTAAGTGGTGCTCGACCCTGCCGCGGCTGATGGCAGGAATGCCCAGTCGAACCCGGCAGCGTATGCGAGGTTGCTGACATACCCGTTTGCCGCTGGCAGCGTCAGGCCCGTATCAACATAGGGATGAGCGAAGACATCACTTGCAAGGTCGTGGTCCGCCACCCAGGGCATATTGTTGCCCTTGATGTTCAGGCCATCCACCCATTTGTAGAGGTTCCCATAGAAATTCTCAACACCGCGGTAACTCATCGGTTTTGTCGCTTGTGAAGTCTGGTAGTGAGAGATTGTCACCTCTCCATTGGCGTTGCCGAGATCGAGCGAGCCTGCGGGACCGATCCCCGCAGTTGCCCCTGTCAAAACACCCATGTTGGTTGTCGAGTCATCGGTGATGTTGGTAACCCCTACAGATAACACGCTCTGGCTGTTCCAGTTGGCGTATTCAATGGCATAGAGCAGTTCAAGCGCAGAGACCTGTTGGAAGGTCTGGAGACCCCACCCGGTGCCGCGATTCTTGGCGATGATGCGGAATGCCGGTAACGTGGCGCCGGCGTTGTTTTTCCCGCTCATCGGTTTGACTCCAGCGATCGATGCGAGTTTGTCGCCAGTAGTGGCTGTGAAGTCAACACCTGCGGCATCGGTCGTGTTGTAGGCTGCCCCGCTCACGTCATACGCGCAGGCTTCGAACGCTCCGACATAGAACTTATCGAGCTCCCGGCTATCTGTGATGAATGCCGGATGGATTGTGTACCCTGCCAGCGGTTTGCGGGATACTGATGGCGTGTGAGTGGTTGCGGTATGGTCAAACTTGTAATAGAACTTCGGGACCTCAACCATCACCTGCCCATTGCTGCCGTCATACTTGAATGCGGCATCGCCATAGTATGCCGTCACTACCCCGGCATCGGACAGGTTGCAGCGCCGGATCATTGACCAGGGGTACAGCGAGTCGAACGATGGCCGGGACAGTGCGGTTGCATTCCCGGCCCGCGTGATCGTGTCCGTGGCCTGGTTCCAGTTCATGCCAAACACGGGGTTTCGTGCGGCTGCCAGTTTGAATATTCTCACGGGGATTACCCCTTGAGGATTAATCCGATCACAGGTGCCCCGGTCTGGTTGACAGCCGCACCGTTAAGTCCTGACCGGATCTTGATGTACCGAAGCGGGTAGAGTTTCAGCAGGATATCATCCAGGGAATAGATGGTGGATGCGGAGAGCGTTGCGGTCTTGACTTCGGTTCCTGCGCTGTCCTTGACATTCTTGAACGTCCCATCCCGTGCTGATGCCGCCTGGAACGATAACGGGGCATCCAGCCAGCCGGCCGGGAGATCTACCGCCCCGCCGCAGAACCCTTCAAGGTCAATTACATCGGATAACCCGGTTGCTCCCGCGGCGATTGTCACATCCTTGATCTGGGTTGTTGACTGAACTTCAGTGGCTATCATGGTTTTTCAAATCCTCATTTTTTGTTGGTCTTATAGCATTCCAGCGGCCTGCATTTTCGTGTAATAATGCGGGTCTTCATCGAGCTGGTCCTTGGCAATCTTGCTGGCGATCGCGGGGTCGTCCGTGTGCTCCATCTCGGTTTTGATGCCGATGCGGAGCTCTTCTGGATCGTAATTGCTGTCCGGCCGGGTATCGGTGCCGACCATCACCAGATGAGGCCCGGCCTTTTTTGCGGGCGGGACAATCTCGTATTCTCCGGTAAATCTTCCTTCAGATGACATTGGGCACTACCTCCACAACATGGAAAACGATCCCGTCTTGTTCATACGAGTTGTTGCCGGTGACCTTCCAAGAGGTGCCTTTGTCAAGCAGCATCTCATATTCCGGGGGCTTGTGACCATTGGTGTAAACAGCGTGCTGCGAGCCGTCAGACACGGCTTTAATGATTGTCATATGTTTCTTGCCGTCCTCGCCGTCCCATGTGTTGGCAAAATCCTTCGCCACGTAGGGGTTTAACGAATAGGACTGGAACGCCTTGTCATTGCAGGAACTTCCGACTTCCGCAGAGGCAAGTGCCCGCCCGGATTTAATCCCGACACCGCGATACAACTCAGTACCCTTGCCAATCACCGGGGCACGGCCGATGATCGCACTGATCTGGTCAGCAGTCTTGTGAACGCTTCGTTTAGGGTCACCATTCTGGTTGCGCAGGTAATCGTTGATCTCAGTATACCCATCCCCGAAATACTCCGCAACGCTTGGGTTCGATGCTGCAAGGGATCCGAATGTCCACATTGATTCTGGCAGGGACGATTCGACTTTATCGGCAAATGACTTCCCGGCCTGCTTATCAGTCATCGCGGATGTGATCGCACGGCCAGACTCTTCTTTAGGGGAGGCCGATTCGGTTTTCTTCCCTCCCCCATGGCCGGATCCGAACTTGCCATCATCAGCACGGGGATGATCGTCTTCCTTAAAATCAGCCTTACCAAAAGGGGGTTTTTTCTGCTGTTGCCCATTATCTTCAGGTTTCCCCGAATCGTTGCGAACCTGCCCGCTGTAGCCTTCTGTGTGCGGTTTCCCGCCACGATCCGCAGCATCTCCCCCAGATCCCGGAGGCTCATCAGGTCCGTTGTTATCTTTGCCGATCAGCTCCTGGGAGATGTTGGCCTGCTTCAGGTTCTCCAGTGCCTGCTCCATGCTCTGGTTCTGCTGTGCGGAGACCTGATCAACTGCGGTAGTGACTGCAAGGATGTGCTCGTCATCTACATGGGCCAGCCGCATGGCCTCTTCCAGCGGGACGCCGTTGGCGATCCATTTGCTGGTCACATCCGCCCGGCCCTGTTCGATCTGGACCTCTTTCAACTGGTCGTCGAGGTCAACGATCGGTTTAAACTGGAATTTCCAGTCTGGCTGATACCCATCAATCTCCGGCAGGATCTCGGTATTGATGACCGTTTCCAGATGTTTAAGGATCGGAGCCAGCATCTTGCTTTTCGTGATGTTCTGGTTGATGTAGGCCGTTGCCCGGTTCACATCATCGCTGGTGAACTCTGACGCGGCAAACCCGAACATTGCCCAGATAATCGAGGAAATCCATTTCTGGCCTTCGAGCCACTGGGAATGCATGAGTTCGGGGAAGACCGTGCCGATCTCTTCCTGGCCGAGCAGGTGCAGGATATTGCCGAAGTTCTCGGGGCCTTTGTTCTCCAGCTCGACTTCCATGTTCCGTTCTTCGAGCTGGTCAATGCTCGACAGGTCCGGATGTTTCCACCAGAGCGACGGCCCGATCCCGTTGGCGAACATCATTCCGGCGGCCTTGGTGCTGTCGATCTCATACTCCAGCTGCCATTTCAGCTGCTGGAGGAAATCGGTGCCGTAAATGTTGTCCGCCCGCGGGTACATCATGATGAAACAGATGTCCTCCGGAGCAAAGGGAATGTACACGCCCGGTCGGCTGTGCTGCCAGTATCGTTTCACATAGCCGTGAGACCAGGGGCCGTAATACTGGAGACCATATTGCCCCATGACTTCCGAGAATTTGTTATCAACTTCGATCCAGAACTCCGGGCCGCTGTAGGCTTTGAGTTCGAGCAGATACCCGCGGCCAGTGGCAGGGTTGGGGGCGACACTGCGGGTCTTGACCCAGACTGCCTGATCGTATCGCAGCATGTCGGGGATGATGGGTTTAATGAGCGTCTGGAACGTGCCCTGGGGATTCGGATGTTTCAGGAAATTCTCTGCCTGCTCAACGGCCTTCTTTTTACCGTTGATGATCTCCCATTCGGCAGTCTCGATGGTATCCATGATCCGCTTCTCACAGACCGCAAAGATGGCGTTCCGGGCCAGCCGGTCATTATCAGCCTTCCAGAAATTCGGGCGGGGGATGCCGAAGATATTGAGGTAAGAATTGACAGAATAGATGGCCCGGCGTTGCGGATCGTCCATGAGCTGTTTTGCTCTTATCTCCAGAGCGGCTTCCTCGTCCGCTTCGGTCATGTAATACCGTTTGGAAGTCTGTGCCACCAGGTTGGTGGCTTTCTGCAGGGTCCGTGTCCGCATGACCTGATACTCCGCGGCTGCCATCTCTTCCATGGATGGAGTGCCCCAGACCTGCCGGGCCTTCCTGATGCCGGCCTGCGCAGCAATTTTCATCTTATGCAAAACGCTCATAAATCACCTGTATCTGTCCGCCCATGGGGTGTTACCAACAGGCGGTTTCCCATCAGTGTATTTGCTTGACCCGGGCAACTTCGTCTGTTTGGCAGCCCCGCCGGAAGTTTCCGAGACGGCGATCGAGAAATCGAATGCATCGAACTGGTCGTCATGGGCACCGTCCGGCATGATACAAAGTTCTTCGACGAAATCCGACATCCCTTTCTTGACCCACACTTTACCATTCTGGACCAGCCCGGACCGGCCGTACGCACGACTGACCTTATCCTTCGTTGTTTTTACTTCCTTGACTCTTATATACGGGAATGTCTTCCGGATGCGCTGGACGAACTCTTTCTGGAACGCCACATCCTCGATACCCATAATGCGGGGCGACCATTGCTGATACTTGGCGTCAACTATCCGGGCCCGGCCATCGTAGGTCAACCGGGCCTTGTAGATATCGAGCACATAAACCTCGTGGCTGACCCGGTCCATGCCGATCACGCAAATGGCGAAATAGTCGCTCTGGTCGCCTTCACCAATCGATGGATCCACACCGGCAAAGATCAGGAGCGTTGAGACGTCAACGGCCTGCCCGTCGTCCCGGATGATCCAGAGCTTGCCATCCTCCCGGGTCTCCATGGTATACCAGCGGAACCAGTCATACTGGAAGATGCTGCCCTTCTTCATGAGCTCGGCATCGTTCTGATACTGGAGATTGAAGATCACGTCTCCGAGGTTCTGCTTGATGGTCAGCAGCCCTTCCGTGACCTTGCCGGTGACCGGGTCCTTGCGGTCGTGCAGCGGCATGTAGGATTCCCAGATGCTGTGCTCGGTGCCGTCTTCATCTCGCTGGATAGCCTGCTGGATCTGGCAGTCATACCCGAGCTCGTCGATCATGGTCTGGTAAAGGTCAAGGAAATGATACCGGGTGCCGATGACATGCAGTTCGCCACCCGGGATCAGCGTGGGTAAAAGGGTCTGCTTGAACCATTCCAGCATCCGCTGCCGGCCGCCTTCCGTCCGGGCGTTCTCGAAGTTCACCAGGTCATCGCAGATGATAATGTCATAGTGCCCGGATGTGACCGCGCCGGAGTAGGCACCATGGGCCGTGATGGTGGCTTCGGTCAGGATCTTGGTGCGGCCGGCAAGGGTGATCTGGTGATCTGTCCATTTATCCCCAACCACATTCCCGAAATGCCGCTTGACAAGCGGGTGATGTTTCAGGGCGCTTTTGATAGTGCCCAGGAATCGGACCGCATGATCATCCGTGTCACTGACAATCAGGATCCTGATATCCGGGTCGCATAGGGCACGCCATGCGGCATAGCCGACCGTGACAACCCGGCTTTTCCCAGACCCCCGGGGGGCAAGGTCAAGGGATGTTGCGATGCAGGTAACGTGATTTAGGATCTTTTCGTGATGCGACTCTTCGGCTATCGAATAGGAAAAAACCGCATTGATAAAAAAATGAGCACTACCCCTTAACAACTCCTGTTCAGTAGGGAATCGATTAATGTGTGCTGCGACTTCGCTCTCTGGCAATGAGGACCCCGATTTCCTTCACGGTTTCGGGGGGCAGAGTGGTAACAATCGATGGCGTTGTTTTGAGTTCCCCCGTAATCTCTTGTTTCTGTACATCCCTCCAGTCTTTTGGCTGCCGGTTCTTGAGCCAGAATATTTGGGCGGTCACGTCCGGGGCCACTTTCTTGGTAGTTGTGGTTGTTATGATGCCCTTCTCTGGGTCATCTTTGACCGATATTTCCGTATATTCATAGCCGCAGGCACGCTGGTAGAGTGAAGCAACGACAACCGCATCCGCCTGATCTTTGCTCTCTTTTATGGCTCCGGCAAATTCGGGAAATTCCTTGCGCCACCGGATTACAGTGTCTTCATCCACCCCGATTGCCTTGGCAATCTCTGGTTGTGTTTTTCCCATCAATGCAAGATCTGATGCTATTTTCGGGTGAATTTCGGGATTGTAGAGACTTGGCCGTCCCCTTTTCTTCTTCTTTTCAGGCGGTAGTTTCTTAGTCATAATTACCCCGAATTACGGCACCAATGGCGCGTTATACCATTCGCCTTCAAGATGACAGCAGACATAAGCCCCCTGATCAGTAACCGGGATCTGGATGCTCACATGCCATCTGCATTTCTTGCAGACATCAAGTGATAACGGAGGGATAAATTTGCGGGGGCACTTGACCTTATTGAGCTGCCCGCGTTCATCAGAAACGATGATCTCCACCATGCTTATTGCACCACGACTTCCCGGGGATGCAGGCCGTCGCCTACTTTGGTGAACCCCGGACATTCCCGTTCATCAATCCGCCGGCAGTAATGACCGACATGAGTTTCAACTGAAGCGTGAAGCTGGCCGGTACCGGTCACGCCCCAGATATACCGGGCAGCAATGCCCTGGCTCTTGAGCATGGCCTCTTTAAGGAGCGCCTTTTCCGAACAATCGCCGGTCTTTTCACGGAACGTCCGTTCAGCAGATTTGACCTCCCATCCGCCAGTAGTCACATACCTGATGTTCCGCTCAACCCACCGGTGAACCACATCAACGAACTGCTCATCGGTCCTGCAAGCGTGCCTGAAGAATATCGCCTGATCTTCAACAGGGCTGCTCATTGGGGATTCTCCGGAAGGTATCCGCAAACGGGCGGTTTGTAAAAGGATCCAAACCCGTGATACCGGGCGCAGGCCAGCGGATACTCGCTTGTGCCGTGAATTGAACACCGAGTCGGGTATTCCTCATCGGGCGTTTCGACAAGGTTCTTACATGTCTGAGGGATCAGCAGGAATTCTTTTTTGTGATCTTCCTTTGCACCGCGGGCTAGCAACCATTCCCGTGTCTCTGGGGCCATGCCAGCCTGCCGCACCGGGACCGTCCGACAACATTCACCGCAATGCTTGCAGTCCCGTGGCATTATGCTTCCAGCTCCTCTTTGGTGACAGTGCTGCCCCATACGACATCTTCGGGAGTGCCGGGCGGGAAGAACTGGCTTGAGCCCGTGGCATTATTCAGAATGACACGGACCTCCTGGATCTCTGCCGCATGTTTCACGGTCATGGCGTCAAAGTCCCGCTGGTAAAACCCGAGCAGCGGCGGTTGAGTCTGGCGGCCCTGATGAGGCAGGATGATAAGATCTTCTTTCCCGCGTTTCCGGATGATCCGGATCCGTTTGATGGCGGTCTCGTAACTGTCGGCTAAACATTGGAAATCTTCAGCGATTCCCATGTTTCCCTCCGGCCTGCCCGGTCTTGTCGGTACCGGTCTTTGCAGGTTTGGCATCATCTTTACCAGCGCCATCCTGGGTATCACCGGCAGCGGCCGGGTCCACCTCCTCTTCTTTCCGCATCCAGATCGGGTGCTCGACCATGTAGTACAGCAGCGTTGGCGTGATGAGCAGGCCGGCCGTGTGTTTGGAGAACGTCGGTTCGTCCGGGCACGAGTCCCAGAATGACTTGAATGCGTTGGTCAGTTCTCCGTTCCTTCCACGCTGGATCACCGGATCGTTTCTCCGGAGATCGTCCAGCGTTTTGATTGCTTGATCGAGTTCCATTAGTAAATCACCATCGGTTCTTGAGGTTGTCCGGTTCGTACGCTTACTTTCCCGGGGTCGGGCGTGTAAAGCGGGTACGATGTGCCGGACATCGTAAGAGCGAGCCGGTCAGGATTGCCAGCCGCTCCTTTTGAGACCAGTTCATCTTTCAGCGTGTCGTAATCGGTTGTTGAAATCAGCAGACCTTTCGGTTCCATGCCCCGAGCCCGCATCTTCTCGACCTTTGCAGCCAGCATACGAAGGATCGTGTCGGTAGTTGCCATGGAAAGCCACAGGCCGGAGTTGAACCGGCATTAAACTGCAACGAAATGCCGAGAACGTTGCAGGTCATCCCCGATGACTTCAGCGGCTGATGTTTTCTACGTGGTTTTGCCCTTTGGGGCACCCTGTTGGCGGGCCGTATTATTCATACCCCTTGAGATGAGGGTTGTTCTGTACCGTGTGCATGTCATTCTGGTTTTCTGGTCTATTGCGCCGATGCACCCGTACAACAGGGCAATACCCGCCACCCGGTTACGAACCGGTTGAGCATTGCGGCGGGCGGTTGAGGGGGATAGGTAGGTTGGAGTGATCCCCGCAGACAGCAGCAAATGGTCAATAGAGCTTCTGCACTGCAGGGGGATGGGCCGCGTGAGGATGGTTTGAACCTCGTCAGACTCGTTTCCGAGCGTCGTACCGGCCTGTTGGTCATGAGAATTTACACCACCAGAGATAGAGAAGACCGACCGCGATGACGACCGAGTAAATGGTATACTCGATCCGTCTCGCGGTCCGGGGGCTCATGTGATGTTAACCCCCATCTGCTGGAGCAGGATCCTGATGGCGTGTTCCGGGGTCATGACTCCGGTTCCCACGAGGATTGAGAGCATAATGCTGATGGCCACGAAGATGATGTGGACCCAGATGAATGCAAACACCAGGTAGGCAAAGACGCCAATCGCCCCGGCAAAGTTCCAGTAGTGTGAAACGTCCTGCCAGAGTATGGGGCAGGGAGGAATCCCGGGAACAACACCGTATTTCAGGGCGCTGAAGTTCCAGCCGGCAGGGAGAGCGTTCTGGGCAACATGGACCTGCCGATAGTTGTGGAACGGGAAGAACGCCCGATATGGCAGAACTGCGGGGAAGACGATGCCGATAAGAGTGAGCAGGAGAACGAACGGGTTGAGATAAAAGTTGTCCTCCAGCTGGTTCTTGTAAGAATCAAAGTCTGTCCCGTTGACCCCGACGCCCTGTTCACCAGCGGCAGGTGCAGCCATGTTAATCCGTGACCTGCGCCGGGGGTACGACGGTATACGGGATCTGGGTCGTCCCGATGAGCTGAACGCGGGTGATGATGCCGGCCAGTTTGTATTTCCGGTAGACGTTGACGGTCAGCGTGTGATCGCCCATCTTCTTGATTGACTGCGACCAGTAGGGAGGCCGGAGATAGAAGGTCTCGCTGAGCTTCTGGGGTGTGCGGTCAACACCGGCCTTCTCGGTCTTCTCGTTCTGGTCATACTGGAATTCCAGCACAAGACCTTCACCTACAGGGAAAGTCGGGCCGAAATCGACCGTGGCAAACATGTTGGTGCCAAGCGCCGACAGCTGGTTCTGCGGCAGTGCCGTCATCTCATAACGGTTCAGGTCTCCCTCTGCGAGCAGACTGTCGATGCCAAGGAACATGTCCCTGATCGACGCATCAACTCCATTCAGTTTTACGGATTTCATGTGTACACAAATCCTTGCCCGGACTTCTGCCAAGGCATTGCAAAAGAAGATGGCCGACGGAGTAAGATAAAAAGGGGGTTATCTGGCGGTATATGGTTGCATGTGGCGTTATGTGGCGGGGATTTTTGTATCCCCGCTCATAACCGTCTGATTTTTACCGGATTGTTTCGGCCGCATGATCCGCCACCACGCCAGGCATTTCGGGCAGACCTCCTCGATATGATCTTCCGGATCCCAGTCCGGCGGCATAACTTCCCCGAACGACACCGGCCGGCCGCAGAATGCTTCCCGGACACTGCTGATCAAGTGGGCTTTTGCACGGCCGCCACGAAGCCGGCCCGGGAACGCCCACCGGCCACGCTCGTGTTGAACCTCTCCGGTCAAGGTGTCGCCTCCTCTTCAGCATTCAGCCGGTCCCATTGTTCGATACTTACGCAGACCGGGCACATATCGCGGATCTCCTTGTTGGCCTTGTCGTAAGGCATCGGCAGAGTGTAATGGTCGCCGCAGCCACAGATCCGATATTCGGTTCCGTCAGGGTTGACCCTCACAAGGGTTGATTTCGGGGAGGTCATCGCATCACGTCCACGGCCGGGTTGGTCGGCATTGCCGGGGGTAACAGTTCCGGCGTTTCATTCAGCCGTTGCGGCGGGGTTTTACACCCGCACCAGCCGCATTCCTGGCAATCTTTCTGATCGACTTCATACGGGTTCTGCGCATGGTCGATGACTGCGAACAGGTCGCCCAGGCACAAGGCATCAAACGGTTTGACACGGTGCAGGGCCTCGTAAACGTCCGCCTCTTTCTCCGGCAGGTCCTTGAGGACATCATGGATGGCAGCAATCGCATCCCGGCTCCGACAGATGACCGTCTCGTATCGCATGGTGTTGATCTGGTCTTCCTTCTCGGCAATTTGTGCGTCAAGATGAGCAATACGATCTTCAAGGGCCCGGATACGTTTCGCAGAGTCCTTGATGCCGGCCAGCGTCGGGTCTCCGCTCAACAGATCACCTCTTTGGGCTTGTTCAGGGGCCACGCCAATTCGCGGCGAATTTTTGCATGAAGGGGTAAAGAGTCCTTGAAAAAGACCTTTGCCCCTACCTTATCAGCGGCTATCTCTACCTGATCAATTGCTTGAAACGGCGGATCCACCTTGGGGTTGGTCTGGGCTCCGATGATTACTTGTTTAATGCCCTGGAGGTTGATGAGGTCGTACCCTACCAGCAGCGGCTCGAAGGAAATGAAAAGATTCTCTGATGGCACGCGCCAGATCTCCCGAAAGACTTCGACAAGGATCCGGATGAATTCTGCAGGTGTCTTTTCAAGGCCGATCTGCCCTTTGATACCATAATTGCGGAGCCAGAGATACGGGGGGCTGGTGATGATCGTTTGGACTGAGTGATCCGGAAGGGACCGCAGGACCTCAAGAACATCCCCTTCAAGGATAAGGATGTCAATCATCTCCGGCACCTCTGGATATACACCATCAGGAAACCGCCAAGCAACGCCAGCAGCAATGCGCAGAAGACTGCGAACTGTACGCCGGGCGTCACGCTTTGGCCTCCCTTCGCTGGAAATGGTCGCAGCCTTCCGCCTTGATGGGTGACCGGGCGCAGACCGTGACACGGCCGTTCCTCCGGCATCGTTGTGATCCCGCGTGATTGCCGCACGGGTGCCGGGTCTTTAATTTCGGGGCCCGGTTGTAGTCCGGCCGGCTTCTGCGGTGCCGGGAACACTCGTCAGCGCCTTTCATCATGTAATGATGTTGGCCGGCTTTCAGGCAGGTCGGGCAGATCTCCAGACCGTGCCGGTAATGCCGGTGGCATGCATGGCAGGCCGGCGTCATGTTGGCGAGGTTGTAATACGCTTCTTTGGTGGCATACATCCAGTCTTCATCATGATGAGCGACTGTTGACGGCCGGCCGCAATACTGGCATTCCGGGTTGTCTTTCAGCAGCTGGGCTTCAATGGCCCGGTACTGCGGATCATTCCAGCGATCAATGTTACGAGCCTTCCGGAACTCTGCCCTGGTTGTCTGCGGGCAAGTACAATGGATTGAGTGCGGGGCGTTCATATCGGTGCCAGCCTCCAGTAATAGATCCTGCCGCCTTTGATACCGCCACATGCCCGTGGGATTACGGTCTGAATGACCTTCTGCCGGCGCTTGAGCATATAGAGATAGTTCAGGACCATGTTGCGATCCATGCCGGCAGCTTTGGCAACTGCGGATGTTTTGCGATCTTCATTGCGGGAGAGTGCTGCCAGGATGGTGCCGATCTTCTCGGTGTTCTCGTAGATACTTCGCGGCATTCAGGACACCCCGTCAGTTGATGGGGCAGTTTCATCGCCAATCAGCACCGATACGACAATCGGCTGCAGGACCTTGAACTGGAGGTCCTGCCCTACCGCGAAGGTCACGAGATCTTCCAGCTGCTTGCGGTGATGGGAGAAGTTCATGTTGGGAGGGTCACGGATCCACTCGCGTTTGAAATCCAGCTGTTTGACCGCCTGCCTGACTTCAATCTCAATGAGTGATTTCCGTTCAGCGGCCCGCCTTGCGGCTTCGGCCTTCTGGGTTTCTTCATCCTGAATAAGCCGGCGCTGTTGGAAGAACCGGTGTTTTGCAGCTTCGGTTGCTTTTGCTGCTCGTAACCTCAGTGAGAGATTGCGATCTTCACCAGGTTGTGCGAGTAGTTCTTCCTCTACAAGCCGGAAAAACTCGGATACGTTCTGTCTTCCGATCTCCTCGACAAAATACCCGTGCATCTCGGTATAGAGGTGAACCGTGGTTCGGGTGAAAGGGTCCGACAATTACGCACCCCTTGGTTGCTTGTCGAACTCTCCTTCCTTCCTTCCTTCCTTCCTTCCTGAGAGTACTGTTGTACTTATGTTATGTTGAGTAACATAACTTGATTTTAAATTTGAATTATTTGGGAGGGTGTGATACTTTTCAGGTTCCACAGGCAAAGAAGGGGTGCCCTTCACGGCATCAGCAAAGATCTTCTGAACCCCGGCAGAGAGTTGTTCCATAGTAACTGCCGTCATTAAACCCCTGCCCGGCCGATCTCATCGACACAGAATTTCACTGCTTCTTCGAACCCGTCAGCCTGGCCGGCACGCTGGAGATTCTTGAGCGTGTCCCACTGATCATTATCAAACCGGATTGTCAGGGTCTGCGGATCAGTGCTGGTCTTCTTTGGCAGTCCCGTGAGGGTAGGTGATGAGGTCCCGTTTGCCCGGCTGAATCCGGATACGGGTACAGCGGGTTTTTCCGGAGCCTCAAGACCCTGGGCTGCCCGCAGTTCCGCCCGGCGTTTACGTTCAAGGTATGGGCAGAACTTCTGATCGCGGATGAAACTACCGGAGAGCCCGCATTTGTCGCCCAATGTTCCTTTGGTAAGGTGACACTGGCCGTCCGGACAAGTGCCGGTCTTGCATACTTCCTGAGTCCATACCGGCTGTTTGGGGTCTTCGACCGGGGCCGGAGGAGTTTCTGGGACAGCGGCTGGTTGTTCCGGGGCTACAGGCTCGGGGGATTGCTCAACGGGCGTTTCTTTTAGTTTATCTGCAAGCGATTGGACGGGGGTTTCCGGGACGGCCGGATCGGGTTTTTGCTCCGTCGGAGAGTTTACATTTGTAAACTTTTTACTGACGTGTCCGAGGTTACCGCCCTTATTTCTGACGGGACAGGAACTGGGCTGCAACCACATTTTGATCGCGGCGCGGAGATCTCCCGCAGTGACTTTTTCCTTTCGTTTGAGGCACTCGATTACATAGTTCAGGCCAGTCGTGCGGGTTTCATCATCCTTGACTGAAGATAAAATCCGGGCTGCCCCTTCAGGGAAATGATCGACAACAAATGCCGCATCAGGGATGTGGACTCCGATCTTCTTCCGGAGTTCGTTGTATGCCTTCACCTGAGACACTCCGCCAGCACTCAAGCCGCAAAAGTTCCCGTCTCGCTCGAATTTGTCGTACCATTCGACACATCTCATGCGCTCATTCCCCCCTGTTGATATCTCATTGCCCGGTGCCGCCAGAGTGCCGGTACGGGCACATCTCCCTGGTGCCGGGTGATCAACTGCCGCATGATGGCGGCCTGCTCCATTCGCTCTATCTTCTCTTCCAGCAGCAACGCAGTCATGACCTGCCGAGCGTTCTGGCGGGTGATAACCGAGCCTTTGTGATTGCTCCGGTTGCGCCGGGATTTTCGGCCCATCAGCACCCGCTCCCTGTCGCTTTTGCCGGCAACGTCAACTGCGATGCCGGGATTTCTCGTTTCAGGCCGCTTGCATACAG